GTGAGCGTAATTCTTCTTGTCTTGTGGGATCAGTTTCGTTCTTTAACTGTTCTGCTATAGCAAGGTAATTTGGTTTTGCCATATCGTCCTACCCATTGATGAAAACATTTGATGAACCTGTTGCGGCAGCATTGGGAACCCAACTGCCGTGTCCGGCAGTGGCATCACCTACCCTATGTATGGCAATGTTATTTGCGAATACGTTTGACGATCCAACGGCAGCAGGATCTCCACAGTAGGTTACGTCACCTATCCTTACCACGTTCTCGTTATTGATTAGAACGTTTGAGCTACCTGTTGCGTATGCCGTTTGGTGGAAGGGACTTGGTGTTGGACTGGCATGTCCAACATGTACGCAGATGTTAGTCACTACCGCCGCAGGCATTAGGTTACTAATCCTGTTGTGCTTTGGATGTACTGCTTGGCCATTGTTTCCATGGTCTTTGTAATGGTAATTACATTCTTTTCATTAAACTTTAACTGTGCCTTTTCAGGATCAACCGTAAACATATAAGGAGCAAGTCCCATACCTTTGGGTGTTTGTGCTAACATGAGAGGTTTTGAAATAGTAAATCCGTCTGATGTTTCTTCTACCAATTTGCCAACAATTTCCTCGCCGCTTGATAGTTTGATTGAAACTATATCATTTTCTTTGTATGGTGTTTCGATTAACATTATAGTGTGTGTCCTGTTCCGTTGTAGCCTGTGTCATCTACGTATTTTGTAAAAGCATCATAGCCGCCGATTTTCTTTCCGTTAATTACAATCTGTGGTACAGTTCTGGCATTGGGGAACTGTTCCATTAGTTCTTCTCTTGTGTAATCTGTTCCAAGAGATTTGTATGTGTAATTAAACCCTCGAGTCTCGCAAAAATTCTTTGCCTTATCGCAGAATGGGCACATTGGTTTTCCGTAAATTTCAATCATTTTTGTTCTTCCATTTGTTATGTTCTTTTAACCAGTCCGTATCTGATAACACATATTTGTGTTCTCCGGATACGATCATTCTAAATTTTTTTAGTAATTCAATCTTCCAATCAACAAGTTTTAAAAGATAGTATCTTATTTTATCAATCATTTATTATCCCGAGTAAACTAATGAACCCTTCTTGTCGATTACTCTAACCATGATAACACCAGCACGTTTTTTCTGTAAGGAAGCAGAAATAGCCTGCGCCTCTGATCCATAAGTTCCAAAAGTAGTCCAACTTTCGTATGGCGAATTCTTTTTAAATTGTGCTTTGTACATGCTATTACTTATCTACCCTTTAAAGAGTAAATCCCTTAAATGTATCTTCTTCAACATCCTGCTTGACACCGCCAACAATGTAGGATTCTACCTCGGTTTCCTGTGGTGCAACCTGCAGGCCTGCTGAACTTAGCCAGTGCTGTGTCCATGGCAGCGGATTGGTGTTTAGTGGGCGATCATAGATAGTTTTTAATCCAAGTGCCTTCAATCTTTTATTAGCAATCCATTCAACATATGCATGAAGCAAGTTTGCATTTAGTCCAACGATAGATCCTTTTGTGAAGAGATAATCTGCCCAACGCTTTTCTTCATCAACGCACTTGCGCCACATTTCGTATACTTCTTCCTCACACTCTTTTGCAATCTTAACAAAGTCTGGATCATCGTTTCCTTTTGCCCAATGCTTGAGAATGTGTGTTGAAAGGTTAAGGTGTGTTGCTTCGTCACGTGCAATCAACGAAATGATCTTTGCAGAACCTTCCATAAGTTTTAATTCACCAAATGCAAAGGTACAAGCGAACGAAACATAGAAGCGTAATCCTTCCAGGATGTTTACGGTCATCATGGCCTTGTATAAAGCCTTCTTAACTTCATACATATTGCCCTTGCCCTTATTAAAGTATTCGTTGGCAAGGTTGTAGAAGTTATCGTATTCTCTTGTTACTGATTCTGCTCGGGCAATAATTTCCTTATCATCAAGGATGGTATCAAATACTTCACTTGGATCAGGATAAACATTCTTTACAATGTGTGTATATGAACGACTGTGAATAGTTTCCTGAAAGTCCCAACACACGATACAACTTTCTAATTCAGGATTTGAACAGTAAGGCAAGAATGCCAAGCAAGGTCCGCGACCCTGTACGCTATCCAATAGTGTTTGGTATTTTAAGTTTGAAGTGAAGATGTGTTTTTGTTCTTCACGGAATTCTTGGTAGTCTGCTCTATCCTTTTGAAGAGAAACTTCTTCTGGTCTCCAGAAGTAACCAAGCATGGTTTGGTTTAGTTTGTCATACTCCGGGTAACGGAACACATCATATCTCTGTGTGTTTTGATCCTCTCCGAAGAACATATACTGCTTGGTGAAGTCCACCTTGTTCTTGTTGAATACTGTTTTAGCCAATGTCTGTCTCTCTCTCTTTCTCGTCATATACTCGTTAAATGTTACAAGCCTCGCACTCTTCTCCATCCAATTCTTCAGATGGAACAGTCTCAACACCATTGCTGTGACCATTTACGTGACCATTTACGTGACCATTCATAGTACCGTTCATTGTAGCACCATTTACTTCTGTGTCAACTACCGTTTCCTCCAAACCTGCTGGTTGAACCGTATCTTCCTCGCCCTTGAAGTCATAAGTGTTTTGGTAATAACTTGTCTTCCAACCCATTTTATATGTGGTTAGCATATCCTTCATCATTACGCTCATAGGTACTTCATTGTTTTCATAGTGTAAAGGATTATAACTCCAGTTACCCGAAATTGCCTGATCAAAGAATTTCTGCATTGCAGCAACAATGTTGATATATCCTTCATTGTTTGGCATATCCCAAAGTAACGTATAAAAATTCTTTAGTTGGTTATACTGCGGAACAACCTGTTTAAGAGGTCCTTTCTTGGACTTCTTAATGGACAGGAATGCTCTTGGAGGTTCGATGCCGTTCGTTGCATTTGACACAACGGAACTGCTCTCCGATGGCATTTGTGCGGACAGAGTCGAGTGCCGTAGCCCGTGTTCCTTGATATCCTTGCGTAGATCATCCCAATCATATTTCAATCTTGCCTTGATTACTTCATCAACATCTTTCTTGTATGTGTCAATTGGCAGGATGCCATCCGCATACTTGGTTCTGTTGTAGTACTCGCAGGCTCCTCTTTCTTTTGCTAAATCATTTGAAGCACATAACAAATAGTATTGGAATGCTTCAGTTAACTCGTGGACCAGTTTCCACGCTTTCTTGTCTGAATATTTAACCTTGTTCTTGGCAAGATAATGTGCAAGGCCGATATACCCAATACCTAAAGATCTTCTTGCCTTGGTGCTGATTTCAGCAGCCTTGACTGGATAACCTTGATAGTCGATAATTTCTTCTAATGCTCTTACAGCAAGGTCACATAAGTTTTCTAATTCTTCAAGATGGTTGATCATTCCCACGTTAATGGCAGAAAGAATACAAAGAGCAATCTCACCATTTTCGTCATCGATATGTTGAATAGGTTTTGTAGGAAGTGTAATTTCCTGACAAAGGTTGCTCATGTAAATAGGATCTTTGAATGAACTGTGGCTATTTGCATGATCGATATTCATTATATAAATTCTACCAGTTTCGGCACGTTCCTTTAGAAGATCTCCAAATAAATCTCTTGCCTTAATCTTTTTCTTTTTAATCGAAGTCTTTCTTTCCGCCGCTTCGTATGCTTCTCTAAACTTTGCATTGTTGCCAGAATAAAAAGCATCGTATACTTCTGGGACTTCGTGAGGCGAGAAAAGAGTTATGTCTTGACCAGACAATAACCTTTCATAAAATAATTTGTTAATCTGAATTGAGTAATCTAACTTTCTTACTCTGTTGTCTTCGGTTCCTTTGTTGTTCTTAAGAACGAGGATGTCCTCAATCTCATAATGCCAAATAGGGAAGTGGGTAGTAGCACTACCTCCGCGCACACCATTCTGTGTGCAACTTCTTACTGTTGCTTCGTAAACTTTTAGGAAAGGAACTACTCCCGTATGTGCAACTTCTCCGCCACGTATCTTCGAGTTGATTGCTCTGATTCTTCCTGAGTTGATTCCGATGCCTGCCCTCTGAGCAATGTAATAACCGATCGCACTGTTGCTGCTAAAAATAGAAGGAAGAGTATCGTCAACATCAACAAGAACACAAGAGGCAAACTGACGAATAGGAGTACGCACTCCAGCCATGACAGGGGTTGGGATGTTGATCTTAAAAAGTGAGGTCGCGTCATAATATTTCTTCACGTAGTTTAAACGTGTCTCCTTTGGGTAGTTAGCAAATAGTGTTGCCGCTATCATCATGTACATAAATTGTGGTGTTTCAAAAATATCACCATTTGATCTATCCTGACAGAGATATTTGTCAACAACTTGACGCAGTCCGGCATAGGTAAATTCTTCATTACGCTCATGCTTGATCCACGTATTCATTTTCTTTAATTCTGTTTGAGTATAGTGTTCCTTGATGGCAGGATCATACACGCCTCGTTCAATGTTTTTATTGATAACTTGCATTAGACTTAGGTGTTCATAACGACCATAAACTTTTTTGTGCAGGCTGTATAATAAAAGCCTTGCCGCAGCATATTGATAGTTAGGTGCTTCTAATGAAATAAGATCATTAGCACTTCTAATCAATATGTTCTGAATTTCGTCTGTTGTCATGCCGTCATAAAATTGTAAATCGGCATTCATTTCGATCTGTGATGAACTAACTCCTGTAAGCCCCTTACAGGCTTCTTCTACTACGAAGTGCATCTTATCTAAATCTAATTTTTCCTTGGAGCCGGAACGCTTTGTGATGTATATCTCTTTTGTCATTTTCTGCCTTCTTTTTGTTTTCTAACTCATCAATATTTAGCGAAGATACGATGGACATCGAATCAAGGCTGGTTAAGGTTTTTTACAACCTTTCCGTGTTATTAAACTATCATATTATGATAACAAATTTACGGTAAAAAATCAACAATAAATCTTTTCAATTTATTGCTTATACCGTATGTATCATTTCAAAATTAGAAATAAAGTATCTTATATTACACACCGTATGACACATCAAAAGATAATGTGCCTGTTTGGCCTGTTGCCAAAGGATTCTTGTAATACAACACTATGGTTTCAATACCACTATCGGAGTCATTGTCTTTCAGTTGTGCATCAAATTCAAAGTTTGTCATTATGACTCCTCCTGGTGACGAGGCTGATAAGTCTGAATATTGATAATTATCCGATACTGAAATTTTAGATAGATCGTCTCCGACTGACATGATTAAATTTCCATGCCTAACGTAACTACCTAATCTTAAAATGTAGTTAACAGTCATAAAATTGTTTAATGCTGAAAAGGTCGCTACTGGTCTGAAACTGTCTGAAAGATAAATGTCTGAATAATTTCTATTGATTAGTGTTGTTAGATCACTACCGTAAACTTCGGAAACATTATCAACGGTATCGGCAGTTACAACACCAGCCTCCTGTTGTCTATTGCTCGTACAATTTAAAACGAGATTATCTATATTTTGATTGAAGTATACTATTGGAGTTAAAGGACTGTCTGCAGAGTTTGTTCCGTTACCACAGTTCTTGAAGTCACATCTTTGTATTTTAGTTCCTTTACCATTGGTTGCTCTAAATGCCTGTGTTGCAATTTCTTCAAACGTGTTATCAAAGATTCTCCAGTAGTTTCCTTGATCAATAATTCCATTAATGTAAATTGCTGTGTCAAGAACTGAAAAATGTGAATTTTTAATTATTACTGTGGTATCAGCAGTAATTGTTTGTGTACAACTTATGCCCACACTGTTATTTTCAAATATACAACCATCAAAGGTAACATTCGTTACTTTGAATCCAGCGTTACTGTTATTCCAAGAAACTGCCGCGGGCTCCGAACTTAAACTTGACACTCCGTTACCTAATGCATATTCTCCCTTGAACTTGACGTTCTTGAATAGAGAATCTGCAAGTCCTGAGATTCTTGTTTGTCCTGATGATCTCTTAATTGTTAAATTTGACATTTCAACATTGTGTGGTCTATCAGAACTTGAAAAGATAGCAAGTGCAGAACCATTGGCAGTGATGAACCTTATATTGTTCGTATCAAAATTAAGAACAGCACCAGTCTGTGTTTCACCTCTAATTATTGCATTGCTTGGAATGTCTAAGTCACTCGCAAAGAGATATTCTCCATTTGGTACTTTTAATATTTTCTTAAAGTTAGGATCAACATTTCTAAATAATTCTGTAAAGGCATTCTCAAACGCAGTAACATTATCAGTGGATCCGTCAGCGACCGCTCCGAAGTCAGCGACCGAAACTTCTATTTCATCAATCTTTCCGAGTAATGCTCTGGAAGTGCTAAGAGTAATTGATGGATCGTCTGATGCAAATCTATAACTTGAAGCCAGTTCAAGAATGTTATCATGTTCAGTTAAAATCTTGGTGTTTCCAACATAAGGTGCACCTTCCTGCACTGAACCGTTACCAATGAAAAGTTCCTGTGAATCCACAGCCCATGCTAATTCTGCTGAACTTAATTGAGGAACTCCGCTACCAGCGTTTTTCTGTCCTCTTCTTATTTGAATTTTACTTATTTGTACGACAGCCACATTCTACTCCTAACTTATACTTATATTTATCAAAGCAGGGTGTTTGGTGTCTATATGGAATTGTAGTATTCTTCTACTTTATCCAGCCACATATCGCGATATTTAGGAAAATCCTGTTCTGTTACCTCAAACTGCTGATACTGTAGATCCCTGCTACACATGAATACAACGCCGGTCTTGATATCCGTGCCATATACTTCATTATGAGCCATTGCGTATGCTACCAACTGTAACTTATAGTCCTCAACCCATTCTTCCTTCTTGGGCTTGTTGGTCTGCTTGTGATCCATGATCGCAGGCTTGCCGTTAAACACACCACACAGATCCGTTGTGCCTGAATACAATCCTGGAAAGTATAATGACTGTTCCATGGCCCACACTTCATTCACATTCTTCAAACCGTTTTGGATAATAACTTCTGCCATCTTGTTTGCTTGAACATGCACAACATTATTACCTGGCTGTCTTTCCATACCACAGAGATATCTCTCTAAATTGGCATGCATGGCAGTTCCTATGCCTGCGGCTTCTGTGGTAATTCGTCTTGCGTTTTCCTCACCAACACGCTTCTTCCATTCATTAAGATGCGTCATGTCCTTGGTGCTACTAAGGATTGTGGTAACGCTTGGAAGTTTTTCACCATCAGGTGTAAGATACACACGCTTTCGTGTGACAGAATCGTTTATCTGCTTTAATTCGTTATACTTAAATCGTTCAACGAATGGCGGTGGGGTCATAAGTGTTTCATCAGTCATACAGTATATATTACTATCTTGTTAGACTTTTGTCAAGAGTGATTTTTATTGTTTGGCAAGTTGTTTTGGAGCGGCTGATGAAGCAATCTTATCAACAGCATCTTGGCTGCTTTGTTTTCCTTTTGGTGCTTCTTTGTCTGCATCAGGTGCACCAGGAACATCAAGTTCAATGCCGTCAGCATTGAAGTTTTTGACAATATTTTGAACTGCTGGTACTGAATCGTAAATAGATTTAAAAGTTTCGTAATCAGCAGCAAGTGATACTCCTGATCCTTTCATTATTTTTTGTAAGCCGTTCCAGTTAAATTTTGCAGGAACTTTTTTTGAAGCGGCTCTACCACGCAGATTCTTTAACACGATAATTAACCTTTCGGCAACGTCATCTTGTGTGTACTCATCTTCAAAAAATATTTCACTAATTCTCATATCAATTACTTTATGCTGGTTAACTGTTTTTGCAATTCTCTAATTTCTTCTTGTTTCATTCTAATTGCATCCTGAATCTGTTTCTTTTGATCATTAACTGCTTGTTGTCTTTGCGCATTTGCTGCCGGATCGCCACTTGCTAATTTTCCTACTGCTGCCGCCGCTGTGCCGCCCGCCGCACTTCCGAGTGTGCTGCCTATTGCTTTACCAATTGCACCTGCGCCCGCTCTTGCCGCAAGACCCTGCCCTATGGCGCCACCTGCAAGAGCACCAAGTGCAGGTAATAGTTCATCAATCTTTTGATCTGCACTTCGTGGATACTTTTTATCAATATAATCTTCAAACGCTTCAAGATCAGTCTGTTCCTTTGTATTAATTCCTGAAAGCCTAACCTCTGCTCTCTTAACTATTGCATCAAATGCCTTGGAATCGCTTGGATCCTTTTTGATTTCATTCTTGACAACTTCCCACCAATCCTTTGTGCTTCTTCCGTGGGCTCCTAATGACTTCGCAAATTTATCCGTTGCCTTATCAAGAGCTATTGCTCCTTGCTTGCCAACCTGTCCCAATGCCTTTCCCATATCTCTCAATGAAGTTTGCTGTCTTAGTCCTGACTTAGGTGCGGGAAATGTTCCTCCCTTCTCTGGTTTAAATTGCATGTGAGAAGAACTTTTGTTTGAAGGATCAGTATCAAGAGTGGTTCCTTGCATTGTCTTTCCACCCTTTGTGGTATAGGTGGCTGTCTGTCCTTTGGCTGCTGGAACGTTTATTGGTGCATCCAGAACCTTTCCTGCCTTATCCTTAACCGTGTTGATTGCCTTAGAAAAGAAACCTGCTTCTTGTAAGGCCTCTTCAACTACAGGATCTTTTGACAGATTCTCGAGGCGCATGTGTTACCCCGCAAGTGTTTTTAATAGGCGTGCTTGATAATCAATTGATTCACGTTTTTCACGACCAGCAGTTTCGATTCCACCGGCTGCTGGTTCTGCTGTTGCAAAATCATCGCCTTCTGGCTCTGAATCCATTTCAGTATCAGCAGGTGCTTCCATGTCATCACCTTCTGGTTCTGCACCAAGCATGTTTGTTGGCGCTTGCTCACCAGCAAGTACTCCTACTGCGTTTGATAATGTCTCACGTGTTTGTTTTAAATTTTCTAATGCTGATTGAATTGAAGGAGCAGATGATTCAATAAACTGTTTTGATTCTGCCTGCCCAATTTCATCTCTGATAGAATCACCTAACTGAAGAAGTGTTTCATTTTCCATGCTGGAAAGTTCTTCAATGAATCGACCAATTCTATCAACCATAGTCTTTGCTGTGACGATAGCACTCGCCTGTTGCACTTCACCTTCTGTAACTTTAGTTTCCATTTCTTCTCCGGAGGTTGATTCTTGTTGAGTTGTTTCTTCTGGGGATTCAGCAATTTCAAGACCGTTAATTGCTGCTTCTTCTCTTTCTGAAATTTCTTTGTTGATAGCATCAAGCATCCACTGCGCCTGATGATATGCATCATTTTCAAGATTCTCATTAAACGATGAACTGTTTCGTACTTGGCTAATTTGTGTTCTTAACTTGTTTCTCGCATCTTCGAGTTTAGTAATATCAAAATTAGCAAGATCAATTTTCTTACCGAATGCTTTTTGAAGCGATTCGTTAATCTTATCTGCTTTTACTTTAAATAGGTCTTGTGTTTTCATGTCCTTCTTCCCAGATTGTGTAATATATTTATTCAAAACCTTGCCAAATCCTCTGCTTTCTCCTTGGCAATAATAGCCCTTTCTTTGGCTATTTCATAGCGTGTCCACAATATTTCGGCACGCATGTGGTTTTCTGAATTGTTTGCTTTATGGTAATTATCAAGAAAAATCTTGCTATCTATAAAGTTTCGACTGTATTCCAAGTCTATTTGGTATAGATTTTCGCATAATTTTTTGTTTTTGTCCCATGCTACCAAGTTGGCTATTCTTATGGCCACTGCGTTGAGACTGATTTCCTTGTATAGTATTTTGCCATTCTTTATTATGTTCTTGAGTGGGCCGTCGCTTTGGATCAGCACGTCACCCACAAGGATTCCTTCTTGGGTCTTTACGGGCAGGATGGTGCCCTGATCCAAGAATTTCTTGTAGGTTGATTTAACTAACTGTTCAAAACGTTTCGAAACGTCACTCATAAAAAAAGGCCCCTTAGGCCTATATTTAAACAATTAATAATTTGAATGCTTACATCTTGAGCAGGATGGTAACGATGACTGACGCTACTGCTGCAATTACTGTGCCTGCTGTTCCAACCAGTACCTTGGTCATTGACTTCTGTCCATGCACTATGTCTTCGTGAATGTGTTCAACTTTCTCTTCCAGTTTGGTCATGCGTTTATCCAACTGCTCATAGCGAAGAGCGCACAGATCAACGTGTGCTTCCAAACTTTCTTTTTCTAAATTGGTTACTGGGCTTTGCGCCATCTAATATTCTCCAAAAACTCCCCTACTCCAGGGGCAATTAGTAAACTCTGAGTTGGCCTAATGCGTTTTTATAGATAGCCTGTGTTATTGCCTTATACGTTTATTTATCATCTTTTGGTGAAAATAGTTTCCGTATAAGTGCCTTTATTCCTGATAGTTCTTCCTTTACTTCCGTCATCTTATCCGCTGCCTTTTCAACCCTAATAAACATATCCTTAATAACGAACATAACCCAAAACCACCACACGGCACACACACCACTCATTATAGCAACACCCACATAAACTATGTT